GCCGGAGCCCCATTCAATTCGTTCTGGGCAAACCACCAGATGGTGTCTCCGAGCCACACCGTATGTGGCGAAGAGTTTTCCTGCACTTCGTACTGCCGTACAATTTCTGCTGATTTCATACTACGTCCTGGGGGTTATGGGATGCCGAGAACAATCTTGTCCTTGCGGTCTTCCTTGTCTCGACGGAAACGATCCTGGATAAACTTCTGGTCTGCCTCCCACATGAGGAGACCGGGGTCTTTGGGAACCTGATTCACCGGAGGTGCCATGAACTTCGGGTTGAATCCGGCGTAGTACTCAGCACAATTCCCAGTAACCATTACCTTCATATTTCTTCGCACAATCAGTGTGCCGTTTGGTACGGTAGCACAGTACACTTTCCCTGAATAGTGTTTTCTCGTAGGCAAGTATTCGTTTTTGTGATTTACAAGGGAAGCGACTCCTCTTCGAAGGTACACCCAGTACTGATCTCGGCCTAACCCCGTTCTACCTTCTATGTTCCAGTCTTTGCCTTTGCGAACCGTGACAGACGTGTGTTGGCCAAGTTTAAGGTACAACTCCTGTAGGTCACCAGCCAGAAGCCTACTCGTTGTAGCCATATGGTCTTTACCCCGTTGGACCCAACCATCACCGGCGAGATACCCTCGAAGGAAAGCCCTGATTACATTAGGGGCAGATTGTTTGACCCAATCTGGTACCCTTTTATCCCAAGCCTTGTACCCCAGATTCATATCATGGATGGCTGTCCACAACTGCCTACTGGATATTACGTAGCTGCTCTTATCCCGCACCCAGTGCCACGGTACACGGTTCAATAAGTTTTCCAGTTTCACGACACCGTCAGGCTTTACCTGAGCTATCTGGACGCGGTAGCCGCTACCTGGTATTTTTACTACTTGATCTATACTGCCTTCCGACACCCACCATCCGATCAGTTCTGCGTAGTCTTCGGTGTTGATTGATGCAGCCTTATTACGACACTTCCACGGGCATGTTAACTCGGTTGTCTCCTGGGACTGTACCCCCCATTCAACACCCGGACTCAGCTTCAACAGGTTTTGCCGGGGTAAATCTTCTGCGTTGACGAACACCCATTTGTCTCGGTCGTGCTGCCGGTACACCACCATCCGGTGGGTTGGTGTCACCGAGCAGCTCACTGTGCGGGTTTCTATCTCAACCAGGTCGCCGTCAAACTGTTTTTCTACCCAACGTACCGGCGACTGGTACTCCAGTGTATTCTGTGGGCTAACTGTAGCAAGCCTCTCCGTACGATCTACGGTATCCCACGTCTTCCAACCTGAGTCTGTTAACACCTCTACCGAGGGGTGGAAACAGTCTAAGATGTCGTGGATCTGGCCCGGAGCGAGCTTGTCCTGAACATCCTCCTTTGTAACGGCTTTCACCGTCGTCTCTAACTGTTTGACAAGCACCGGGCACATGTGAGTCACAACGCGAAACCGGGGTCGGCCGCATGACGTTCGTACCTGCATTAGTGTACGTAACTTCAACGAACGGTTAACCCAGACGGTCTCACCCCTGAGAAACATATCACCGGTCAATTGACAACGCAAGCCCGCCTTCCGGAACTCCATCTCGTAATTCTGGAAAACCGTATGGGCGTGCCCCATTGGCGTCTGATCACCTGCCTTAGCGTCTCCAATGAATCGGGCGTACCAGCGGTGTGGATCGGCTGCTTTGGCTCGTCTGGCCATTTCTCCAGCGTGAATACGTGGGACAGCCATCTCCCGGAATACGATGTGGTAGGGGTCGCCGTCGTCCCAGAAAGACTCAGGAGGTATTGCCACCCAGAGCAATGCAGGCCGGACAGTACCCGGGTCAAGGATGATATCAACGCACCAGTCGGCTGGAGCGTTCCAGTTGAGCCGACGCATCGCCTCGGTGACCTTGTCGTTCAACGGGTGTCCATCGCCGTAGTCAACACAGTGGGTACGCTTATTGAACTCCGGGTACGCGAGGATGTTACCAACGACGAAGTCGCCCATCGCACGAGCGGTTATCTGATCCTCTGACCAACCTTCGATACGCTTACGCTTTTCATCCTCGTCGATGAAGGGGTTCTTGAATGAGGTGAACTTGAAGTTGGTTACGTCGAGCTTTTTACGAGTACCTGCGTTGAACTCTTCTCGTTGGTTCTCGCATCGCCGGTATAAGTCGAGCAGGGCAGGCGTCGAAGCGTCCGGCCACGATGTCCAGAAGATACGGCCCTTACGGTCGGACAGACGAGACTGCCACTCGGCGTAGTGGCTGCTGTTCTCGATTTCTTCGTCGATCCAGATGATGTTTACAGGGTCGCCACGCTTCACAGCTCCAGACGATGCAAACGCATAGACGGTTGAACCGTCCTTCATGGTCAACGACTCAAACTGGAACGCTGCCTTGTTAGCCCACGATTCCTTCTCGATCATTGTTGGCGGGATGAACGGTGGTGCTGGCTTCCTCTCGTTGACTGGTATTACGTCATCCCCTGGTACAACGCCTGGCTGCCAGCATCTCCACATGCCGGTTGTCTTGTCTCGAACAATGTCGAACGCTCCCGGTTTGCAGAGCAGTCGATAGATCGTCTGACCGATGTGGTTCAACTGCAGACCGATAAGCCACACGTTGACCGGTCGGTCAAGCCAACCGGGTTCACGCACGTAGTGTTTCGACCCATCCGAAAAGGTAATGGGTACTCCTGTCAGGTACGACGAGACCATCGCTGCTACGATTGTGGACTTGCCAGATCGTGGTGCTCCTTGTACCAGAATTTCGGAAGCCCCACTGAGGACAACCTCTTCCTGGTACTTCGTTGGCCTGAACAGTTCAAGGGCGTTTACCCGTTGACGTACGAGCTTAGCAGCAGCAGCGACACCTTGTTGAAGGTCCTGCCTGTCTTTCAGTGATGACTTTATTCGACTGATGAGATCACTCATACGTAGATAACCTCGGCCTTTAGACCAGCCTCAATCTTATCGAGGGCTCGTCCAGCCGCAGCCACCACCGCTTCAGCATCTGCTTCAATAATCGCGTCAAGGATCTTCACCCTGAAGTCCGGGTCGGTCTCAATCTGAAGCAACGCAGCTTGTGAGGCGATGGCCATGAGGTCAGCCTCGGACACATCGGCCAGTGGGTCCCCCGTATCGCCAGCGAGCTTGTCTCGTGCCTGGAAGATGTTGACCAACATCTCGGTCAACCCTTTGGCCACCTTCCAGTCTGTCTCGTGGAAGACCTGTAGCTCGGGATCGAGGTGTTCACCTTTCACCCTCTTGAGATCCTCTACAATCATCTTGGCGAGGTTACCAGCTCCGCCGAGAGCCTCCTCTGCAGCCTCGGCCATGTCGAGCGTGAGCGGCCGTCCCGATCGGCGTACCTCAGCTAAGGCATCCCTGAACCCACGCCCGGGCTTAGCCGGAGTACTCGTGGCCAGCACAGCAATTGTGCTGGCTGTCTTTACTTCATCTTCGCAGGACATACAGAAACCTCTGGGGGAGAGTTGCTTGACCGGCATACCGCACATCCCTTTGCAGATGACGCGGCCCGGGAATACCTCGCTCACATTACACCGCCGTAATTGTTCTGACGGGCGAGTATGTTGTATAGGGCAGTTGTTGCGACTGGGGCGGCTACGCCCGGCAACTGTTGTATCGGCCGCATTGGATTCGTTGATTGCATCGTTGCCGCGTCCGCTGCCTGGACTCGCGGTTTGGCAACCTGCTGAACCAGAGTCGTTGGGTTGATCGGTACACGTTGACCGTCGATAGCTCGTACCCTCATCTGGTTCAAAAGGTCTTGATCCCAGATGGCGTAGTTGTACGTGTTGCGGCCCGTAGACGCAGCAAGGTTTTTTGTCCCAGAAATACCCAGTTTTGAAACAGACTCCGCATTATCTATTGGTGCGGTACGTGGCTCTCCCCGCAGTAACACCCGGGCGATCTCTTCGCCAGTAAGTTCATCTGCATTTTCGAGGAGGTCTATGGCTGAACTCTCGTGTAAACCTGTTCGTCTCGCGATGTCTTCGGCAATGCTTCGCTGACTGTTACGAGCCTGACTGGCTGCTGCCAACCAACGCATACCTTCCGGAGTGTCAAGGTAGTCAGGATTGTAACCCTTCAACTCTCGCATCCTCATCCTCGCTTTACCTAAATTGGTCCGTGAGGCCATAAACTCGTTCACCGCATCGTTCAGCCCGGGTACGCTCTCCATCAGACCTGATTGGACTGGGTAGTGCTGCTGACCGAGCGGCTTATGCCAATCGACGAGTTTCTCGTGAAAGTCGTCAGGAGCATCGAGCTGGTATAGTCTCGCTTTAGGAACCGATGCTTCGAGGTTGCCATATGCAGCTTTGATCTCAGCCGGAATTGGTTGCTTGTCCAGACCAACCCCGTCACTCAGTATGTCGTACAGCTTGTCTCGCCCCCTCAAAGTCCTGATGTCAGTACCCAGCCAATTGTTGTTGTCCAGCAATGACACAAGGGATTTGACACTGTCTGGAACCGGGTCGTCAATGAACGAATTCAACAACGGGTTTATAGCTCCCGAGCTAGGCTCAAGCTCATTCTTTCTCTTAATCAACGCTCGGCTGAATTCTGTCAGCGGATCGTTACGCTTCAACTTTCTTTGCACTAAATCCCGGTAATGCTCACTCGTGCTCTCCGCTTCGGCAAAGTACGCACCAGGCCCGTAAGCGTTAGCACCCTCGCCAGTCTTCAGTCGGCCCACGTCGAACATGCCGTATGGATTCTCCGGTGTCGCAGACGCAGTCCAGTCATGCCCACCGTGATAAACAACAGGACGCTCGGGGGTGTACCCGAGGAGTTTCTGTGGAGCCTGCTGTGTGATAGGGTTGACAAGCTCGTCAGCCTGGCCAGCCAGTTTCGCGTTGACGTACCCATACTTGCCACCGTTGAACTCGTTCAACGCAGAATTGTACCAGTTATCCGACTTAGCGATCCTACGACCGTCTAAAGCCTTCATAACCCCAGCACCGCTGACAAGGTTCAACGGGTCAAGGATCATCTCGGCCCCGAATCCAAGAACGTCAGCCACTCCCTCCAGTGGGTCGTTGAGCCAGCCAGACATACCCGTCTCTTTGTTCTTACCAAAGATCGGGTTCAACATGTCCCTGCCAGACGTACGGTTCTCTGACGTGAACGGTGTCGCCCACTGGTCGAACGGGTTACTTCCGGCGAACAGGTCTCGCAACGACGATGCTGGTAGATCAAGAGCGTTACCCGCGTAGCTCAGAAGTTCCATCAATCCTGGCATGATGACTCGCCTAAAGAAAAAGGGCAGACAAGTCTAGCCTGCCTGCCCTTCGGGTTAAAGTCTGATTGACTGGTAGATCACTTCTGCGTTGGCGGCGTCAGAGTCACCTGAACCGGATTACCAGCCTGAACTACCTGAGCTGTTGAGGTACCATGAATTGCGGGTGGAGGACTGTTGGGCGTCATAGTTAGGATCACCACCATTCGTAGCCGGTGAGGGCGAAGAGAAAGAAAGACCCGACGAGATGCACGTCAGCACGGACGTACGTTGACGTTGACGTGCGAGAGGTGCGTCGGGTGTGTTTATCAGCCTTTGACTGCGGAGAACGCATTCTGGAAGAAGACTCTGGCTCGGGCTCCGGACAACGCAGCTTCGGCTGCAAGGCCGCAGTGACCGACTGGGTTCGTACCGGCAGTACCAGCTCCGAACTTGCCAGACGCCAAGGTCTGTACGACAGCGTTAGCTGTGATATCTCCAGCACCGATCTCTACGTCGATTGGACCTTCGATGATCAGCCAGAAGTAGGCTCCGTCAGCGACAGTGTTGCCGACCCCGATGAAAGGGTCAACCACTCCATCACAGCGAAGGTTCGCCCCACTGAGTGCCCCAATCGTCTTCCCAAGGCCCCCGCTCTTGTAGGTAGCCCCAAGGCCACTTCCCAAGGTTCCGCCAGAATCGTTCTTCACGAAGATGGCTTTGAGTGTGGACTGAGAGTTCAGGACATGGGCGTTTGGATCGGTAGTATCCCGATCGAGGAAAGTCTTTACGACGCCAAGGGCATTGTCGTCTTTGACAATGTCCACTTCACCAAGTTGCTGCTGAATGTTGCAAGACATATTGAACGCTCCGAAAGATGGAGAAGAGTTTCAGGGAGGAGAGAGGCCCGGCCGGTTAAGGCCGGGCTATCGGTTTGACCGTCATCATCACGTCTTGGAGATGAATCGAGCCAGGTATTTCGGCATGAACTTGTAGTTGCCGTAGCAACTGACGTAGTACAGGTATCCAACGTCCTTGACAGAGTAGTCAGGACCCTGAGCACCGTAAATCTGGTTGTGGACGAAGAACGCTTCCACGTACTGTGGCAAGTACATGTAGGCTTCGCCAGTCGGGACAGCGTAGTCCATTGAGTAGACCATGCCGTCGACCATCAGGGTTTCGCCTGGATAGCCGAGGTCACCGTCGCGGAACGGCATCATCTGGCGGTTGTTCTCACGGAAGCTGTTCTTGAACTCCGTGAACATTTCAGACGCCATGACCACGTTCGGCATGGCTCCGACCATTGACTGACCGCCTCGGTGCAGCATCGCAGTCTGAGCATAGCTCGTTGCAGCGATAGCGTTTGAGGCCCAGTCGGTAGCAGAAGTCTGCCACGCTGTCGAGGCGTAGTTAACGATCAGTGGGCTCGTGCCGTCGTACTCGCTTGAACCCTGACCGAAAGGCCAGTCCTTGTCCAGGTTTGCATTCGGGCTGGTTGCCAAGTCGCCAGACCAGGTACCGCCAAGGTTACCGAGAGCACAAGACTGACCAGCGTAGGTCCCGTCAGGCTTCGCAATCTTGTCAGCAGCAGTCACGGTGCCAGTTGCGTATGACAGTGGGGTTTTCAGACCCACGAAGTCATACACGTTTGCAGCCAGGTTGCCGTCCTTGTAGTAGGAGTGACTGAGTCGCTCCATCATGGACTGAGCAAGTTCTTTGGACTTGCGGGTGTAGCGGTCACTGATCTGCTCAGGTGCTCCCTGAGCCTGCAGGTATTCCAGCTCTGGCAAGTAGTCGGTACCACGGTACCCCTTCATGCCGATGTAGAACTGGATGTCAGTGTCAGTGTTGACGAACTCGATTGGTTGACCGTCGATGGCCGGGATGATCTGTGGTTGTTTGACCCGAGCGTTCCACATCTGAGTGTGTGAACGAGCGTTGTACGTGATCGACCCGTACTTCATCAGATTGAAGTACGTCAGGTAGTTTCGGACTGTCAAGTCAGAAACGCCCTTCCAGTACTTCGGAGCCAAGTCACGGACGCTGTTAATGTGCCCGTTGACAGTTGCTGAATTGATCGTATGACCGGCCATGTGCTACTCCGTGTTATTGCGGAAGGGCTTGTAGTCTGGCAAACGATGGGAGTCCGTCGTTGTCCAGGAATACATTCTGTTGTTGAGGAGGAACATTACTGAGGAAAGTTCCCGGAGCGTTAAACGCCGGGTTCTGTGCTGGTGGGTTCTGAAGAACCTGTTGCATCCAAGGTTGTGGCTGAGGCTGTGGGGCCTGTTGAGTCACGGTTGTCAAGTATGGGGTGGCTGCTGTCATGGCAAACCTGTGAACATCCTCGGGTGTCATCCCGTAGTTCGCAGCCATGTCCCACGCATCGCCGTACGCTTTTCCCGCTACGGATGGTGTACGTGTCCCATTCTGATCGGTCGTCCATAGCACAGCCTCGTTCTGCTTGATCCACGCTTCGTGCGGTTTTGGGGTACTCTTCGCAATGTCATGTTGAAGCTGCAGGTTCTGCTGCTTCAGGGCTTCCATCTCTCTCTGGAGTGGAGTCAGGTATTGCTCGATTGCCGTCTTGCCGTACTTAGCGATGAAGGCTGCAGGGTCAGACAGTTCAGCCTGACGGGCCTGTGCTTCAAGGATCTGCTGGTTAAGTTGCTGAGCCAGTTGTCCGGCAGCAGGTTGCTTAGCGACCCACTGCCCGTTCTCAAGAGCCATCCAGCCATTCTGCTGGAAAGCCATTGCCATCTTATTCAAGTCTTCAGCCGGTGGTGCAGGAAGCTGCGGAGCGGCTGGAGGGGTTACAGGTTGAGCTTTGACTCGGTCGAGTTCATCAGCCGTCTGTTCAGCCACAGTGTAGATCGCGTTGAACGCTTCCTGCACAGTGTTGAACCGTCCGGGAGGGAGTCTTCCCTCCTGCTCAAGTTGAACCAGATACGGGTCTCGCGGGGGAGCCGCTGGTGGTACAAACTGAGGAGTCGGCTGTGGTGTTGGAGGAGCTGGTAAACCCATCCCGCCCGGTTGTGGAACCGGGACGGGAGGGCTGTTCGCTCCCCCAGACGGAGCACTCGGAATGTTCGGTTGTGGGATAGCAGCCTGTTGCTGCAACATCTGAAACGACGGTATCGCTGGGGTAGTCATCTTGGGTCCTTATGTCTGGGGGTTAAACATTCCCAAGCATGAGAATCCTTTTAGCCTTGCATTGCAATAGCAAGAAGTTTACAAACTATTCAGATTCGGCTTTTTCAGCTTTCTCGGTTTTACCCCCAGACGGAGTTACAGGTGCTGATAGACGAGAATGAGCCGCCGTACATGACCCCAAAAGAAGTGGTCGCCTGGCTCAAACAACGTGGCGTTGAAGTGACGACAGACACGGTTCGCAACTGGTGTCTCAAGGGACTGCAGAATAAAAAAAGACCCGAGGTGCGTTACTACCTCGGGTCTTTCTGGTTGGGTGGTCGTCTTCAGATTTTCAGGGATGAGCTGGTTGTGTTTGCTCAGGCTTTGGTGCCTCAAGATACCTGATCAGTTTCTCCTCTTTGGTAAGCGTCATCCCAGTCTCCCCATAAAGTCTGCTGCAGCCTCTGGTGACGCACACGATGACGCCAGCATTGTCAGTGACTGCTTGTCCTTTAGCCGTCCCGGAAACATCTTCGCAACGCGGAGGAACTCTGTCTGGTTCCGCATAAGCTGACACGCTGTCTCCGGACTCAACGGGTACCGCACCTCACCCTTGTGTTTCTGTAACTTTTCGCACAGCTTGTGACGTCGTTCGCTGAACTCGATCTTCTGCATGAGGTGAACCCGACGAGCGTATGTTCTACACGACTCGCCGTACTCGCCCTGTATTGGCGGCAGGCCCTTCCTCTTCAACCACTTGTTACTGATGACACGGAATGCTTCCTTCCGACTACGATAGTTCTTCGCTGTCAGGTGAAGCTCAATGTGCATGTAGAACCGTTCGTCTGCCGAAAAGATGTTCTCGAAGTGGTAGTGCTTCTGGTTGAAGTGTTTCTTCATGTCACGCAGGAGCTTCGGTACACGCATCGCCTGCATCTTCGGGTTGACCCCGATGGCCCCAAAGTTACCGAGTCGTGTCAGGCGTGAGATGTCCTGTGACTCGATCTCCGCAAACATGGCCAGCATCTGCATAAGCATCTTGCCCTGAGGCTTGTCTGTTCTCAGGTCGCCCTCAACGGTCATCAGGGACGCCCCGGTCTTGTGGATCGAATCGACCACTCGGTTAGCGTCGACCATTGACCTGAAGAGACGGTCTGGTCGCCACGCCACAACCATGTCGCCGGGCTTCAGTGCCTTGAGCATCTCGCCCCCGGCCTTTCTCTTCTCGAACTTGGTCTTGAAGGCTGACACCCCTTCATCCTTGTACCAGATGACCTCAGCTCCACGCAGGTCTGCTGGCAGGAGCTTAGTCAGCAGGTTGACCTGATGCTCGACTGTCTGGTCATTCGTCGATACGCGGACGTAGGCATGGACTCGGCCTGTGAACTTGTACTTATCAGCTTCACGGTCGCGTTGGATCTGCTGAAGGATGGCACCGATATCTTTTGATGAAGACAGTGGCTCGACTACCACAGGTTTTGGTCGCTCGGGTGCTACCGCTTTAGCGATGACTCGTGACTCTTTAACTCGGGCTGAGATCAGTTCTGATCGTAGCTGAGCCATGACAGCCATCATGTAGAGCATCGCCTTGCCGTTGGCTGTATCCGTGTTGAGCGTTGGGTAGTCGACGAACTTCACCGTCACGCCGTTCTGTACCCACTGGTCCATCACAGCAACCATGTCGTTAAACTGGCGGAACAGACGATGGGTGGCTAACGCGATGATGACGTCGCCGGGTTTAGCGTTGCCAAGCAGCAGGAGCCCACCTGGCCGTTGGCATAGCTTCTTCTTGAAGGCTGACTTACCACCGTCGATGAAGACGCCGGGCAGGTCACAGTTGGTCTCAAGACCAAGCAGGTAGTCGTTGTTCCTGGCGTACTCAAGACACACCCGGACCTGCTGGTCAATGGAGTAGCCGTTGACGTACTGATCGAGTGTTGAGACTCGTGCGTAGATCCATGTGCTCATAAGTTATCCCACTGTGCCGCCATCGCGTCAGCCAAGCCTTGGTACGTCTCTGACCGTTTCTTGCCTCGGTCTTTCCCCGGCGACATCATGTGTATCCGAGCTTCACGCCCTTCAACAATGTTCGTCGGTTCCAACTTCGGTAAGCCTTTTAACCACAGGCATGTTGCCTTGGTCTCCCCGTGGCCGAACTGCCACGGCTGAACGATCTGGGTGTAGTCTACCTTAATGATCTCTTTGGCGTGCTTGTGCATGATCGGATTCTCAATACAGACTCTCGGGCAGTCAACTTCGAGAAACTTACTGAAGAACTCGGCACCGGCCTTCATCTTCTCTTGACGACCCTCTTCCGTGTACAGCCATCGAACTCCGCTGTTACAAAGGTAGGTACAAGGTGGGTGAAAAATACACAAGTCCCAACCGCAGTCCAGTATGCTTAAAACATCGCACTGTAGGTGGTGTGGGCTCCCGTCGTCTGCTGGTAGAAGATCACATGACCAAGCGTCATGCCCTCTAGCCCGGAACGCTCTGCGAACAGCCCCTGAGAACTCACATCCAACTAAGACGTGCATTGCATTCCGCTCCAAGTCGTTAAGTTAAAAAGTCGTGTTATCGTTGGTCGTGATACTCCGAAAAGTTCGGCTATCTCTAATTGGGATGCTCCACCCTCCCAAAGTTCCCACGCTCTATGCCTGTCATCAGCAGTGAGTTTTCCGGTGCGTCGAAGGTCATACGTACCATGACGTTTCTTATCCTGTTCGTTCTCCCAGTAGGACCCCCATGCAAGATTATCTGCCCGGCAGTTAGCCGGGTTTCCGTCAAGATGCCTGACGCACAGGTGAGACTTCGGGTTTGGTACGAAAAGTGTAGCAACGAGTTTGTGTACCCGGATTTTGACACGCTCTCCTGACCTCCCACAAAGTGTCAGTCCTGGATATCCTTTTGCGTCTGTAGAGGGGTTTAATCTTCTGTACTCTGACCGAAACCCACGACTCGTTTTGCAGGAAAGTACGTACCCGTCGCTACACACGAGATATCCGTCAAAACTTGGTATGGGTTTTACATCGGTAGTTTCTAGGAATGGACCGTTCACGCCAACACCTCCGTCAAATGTGCAAAGTACTCGTCCGGGAAAGTACCATCACCTTCCCGGACGATCAGCCCGACAAGGTCTGGCTTGTCGGACCATTGAACGTACAGGCCGGGTCCAACGTCGTCCCACACGAAACGAATGTTGCACCCGGCCCGGCCGATTAAACAGAACGTGACCTTCATGGCCACCCCATACACTTGAGACGGTATGACAGAGACATACCGTGGAGATTGTACGGGTCCGGGTCCAGCTTGGGATCGAGGGTGATCTTGTCCATCGGCAACTCCCTCGTCGGCTCCTCAGCTACTTCGGGCTTGACGAAGTGTGACCTGGCCGCAGCCTCCATCCGTGCGATGTCGTCAATCAGTGTCATTGGATGTACCCCCGGTTTATCGGCACCCCATCGTTCCAGTTGATGTTGGTCAGGTCAGCCCAGTGGGTAACCATGTCACTGCACTCTTTCGGGTCTTCAGAATCCTCATCAATGAAGACACCGTCGATAAACAGATATACGTCGACCCAACGTATGCCTGCCTCCTTGTTGTGCCCCCAGACCAGCACGTACGAGTCGTCTCTCGGTAGCCGGTCCTTCACGTCAATCCGGTGCAACGTATGCGTACTATCACTTGTCATCTGCTTCTCCTAAAAACTTGAATCGAACGGTCTTTTGCTCGCCCTGTATCGGCAATTCTACGACAGTACCCTCTCGCAGAAACATGTCCAGTTCTTTCCTGGCTTCATCTTTCTTCAACTTGAGAACACTGTAGTACTCACGGAGTGTCCATACGTCACCAAACGCCTTCTCAACACGGCGACGGCGGTCAGCCGCCTGGACCGCAAACCGGGCTGGTACTGACTCTTCTCGACCCAGCATGTAGTTACTGCTGGCTACTGCAAAGGCTGACTCCACGATTCCATCAACCAGCTTCTGTTTCTGATACCAGTTGTGCTCCATGAAGTCGATTGCTTTCTGCATCCACTCCTTGCTGATGTTACCGTGGTCCTGGTTGCCAACCTGATGCAGCTCCCAGAATCTTTTGTCGCAACCACAGTTCAACGTCAAAAGTTTCGTTGCTGTACGTAACGCAATCTCGGCATGACGAACAACGTCTGCTCGGTACGGATGGTCCTCTGGCCACTGGCTGAGCGTCTGCGGGGACTTCTTGTAGGCGGCATACTCTCGCCAGGCTTCACGAGCCTGGGAGTCCAGTGTCATCGTGAGAGGTTTAACAGCCACTCCGGTCCCGGCAAGAAGACCTGATATCGAAGGTAAGCCGATAGACGGCTTCACAGACTCCAGTCTCCCTACGATCTCATACCACTGCTTTAGGAACTCCTGGACTTTGGCCAAAGCTGCCGGGTCCTCTTTAGCTGGTACATCACCGATTGGGTAGACGAACATTCTCGGCAGGAGCCCATCCATGCAGTCATTGATTGGCATCTGGTTCAGGTTGATCTTCTGGATCGCTGCACAGACTGTGAGGAAAGGCTGCTGTACCCCGAACGTACCTTTCTGCAGTGTCCTCTTGATCTTGTCGCCAGACCAGCACTTGTGGAACAGACTGTTGTCTGACCCCTGCCCGGCGTTGGGTCCATACTTGCCGAGCATCTTGAAGAACTCTTTACCCTCGGTGAACTCCAGCATGATCCCACGCTGGAACCGGCTCATAAGGGAGACGAGACCTTCGGGGCTCCCTTCGGTTGTAACACTTTCGGAGTGGGAGACCGGTCCTAGCAAGGCCGATAAGGTCTTACTCTTCCCCGTCCCGGAACCTCCCACTCCGAATGAAAACATCTGCAGACCCATCGTATCGTGGTCTGGACTAACTCTGACTCTGACGGCTTGACCCAGTGCGTGCGAGGTAACGCATAGGATCGCATGGAGAAATAGATTCCTCGGATAGCCTGCCAGCTTTGCGTACTGACTGGCTTCCTCAATCATCTCCGGAAAGATGTGTGTTGGGATCTCTGGTGACTGACCAGCGTTAGTCGACGCCTGCATGGACCTCATGGTCTCAAGGACGTCGTTGACATCCTCCATGCTGATCTCAGTGGTTAACTCTTTCAGCGGGTCTACCGGCCGCTGAAGGTTGTTGAATAGGTTCTTGATCTCGTGCTCACCCCGGCCCTCCATCTCGTACGAGCCGATAGCCTGAGACATGTACCGGCACAGGTCTTCGACATGATTGCGGGGCAGCATCCACTTGGTGTAAAGCTCTTTGGAGAACTTCAGCAACCAGTCATGGCGATACCCTTCGCCCGGGAGAAACCCTTCACCTGTGGATACGACATCGGCCTTTGAATAGTCCTTGTCAGTATAGTTGGTGAGGAAGAACTGGATGATGTTCTCAGGCATCTGAGCGACACCAACATCCCAGGGTGCATGACCCGGTACCCAGTCATAGAACAACCCTGTGTCCGGGTGCAACGATGGGGGAATGATGGAGTACTGCCGTCGTTTGTTCTTCTCGTTGAAGAGACCAAGGCGGCACTCGATGTTGTCGACCTTCAGGTTGGCCTTGTTGAAAACGGCCAGCCGAGGTTCGTACTTGAACAGGTGGTGGACACCTCGTCGAGACGTGAAGTACATCACGGTCTTAACACCGGACTCCTTGATCATCTCACTGAGTGCTGCGGCTGCGGTTTCACTGTCTGGCTCGACGTCACAGAGATTGGACTCCGGACCAAACGAGATGGCCATGTTAAAGAGGCCGGACGGCACGAGCGTTACGAACTTGTTGATGTCGTTCGTCGCGTAGGCGTCCCAGTCGCCTTTGTGCAGGAACTCTTGTTTAGCTCCATACTTTAATGGGAAGATACGTACGCCGAGGCGACACAGGTGCCCAGCCGTTCGCAACGCCGCCTGGCGGTGCTCTTGCAAATCATTCATCTTTTCTGTCTCCGGGGGAAGCGGACCGGGACAGTGTCTACTCAGGTTGATGGTTTGTCAAGTCTTGGTTTCAGCACTATCGGACTTGGGAAGTAGCTGTCGGTGACGTGGTTGCAGTCCGAGCAGTATTTAACGTAACCGTCATCGGTCGTCATCCTCAGAACCAGAGCGTGTTCTGGGTGCGGGCAGGAACCCAGTCTGATGATCTGCCGGAGCTGGGCACAGCGGCGGGCAGTTGATGGGGCCTCATCCCTTCTCATTTTTTTGCATACCGGCTATACAGGTTAAACTGGTTAGACCTTATACGTTATACCTGACTTCTAACCTGGTTATACCTAAAGGGTTTCTTTAGAAACTAATCACTGGTCAAACTTTAAGCCGGTTTAACCAGCGAGACCTGGTAGACCACTAGCCCGCGATGCGGGCATAGTAGGTCTACCAGGCTGGCCTGTCAAATCCAAACTAAAATTTTGTCAAAGATTGGTCGCAAAGAAATCTCTCTACGTTTACCGGGCCTGAAGCCCGGTTAAACCGTCTACGGTAATACCTGGTTAAGCCGGTACCGGATGGTAAAAATCCTTACCAATTCGGCAGTTGACAGATGTTTAGTGCATCCTAAAACCTAGTGCGCGGGGCGCGGATGCAGTAGCTGCACCGGACGTCTGTACAGTGTTCCTATGGTAAAGAATCTTACCAACGATGGTTTGACAAAAGTTTTACCGGGGCGATGATACGCCCGGTGACATTCACAATTTTCTTTGGAGGGTACCATGACATTATCGGAATTGAACCTGGCGATCGTTAAGTGGGCAGACGATCGGATGATCCTGACGCACAGCTCGGCCTACGCTCAGGCATTTAAGACGGCCGAGGAGGTGAAGGAGCTGGTCGAAGCGTTAACTTGTAGAAAGTTCTATGTTCACGGAAACGGGTTCCACCGCGACGGGTTAGACGAAATCAGGGACGCCATCGGGGACATATACGTCACCTTGATCGTTGGAGCTACCTGCTACGACGAGGAGTACTGTGACACGGTGACACCAGAGGCAAGGAGGTCCTCAGTGGCACCATCATCGGTGCCGGACCCGGTTGATCGGTTGCAGAAGGCTCTGATCCCACTTGGGGCCGCGTGTAAAGGTCAAGGCTCGTACTGGATGACCTGGCTGCTTATGGTGGCGTACATTTCTCAGATTGCGGAAGAAGCTGGTACAACTCTTGTGGACTGCGTCAAGCAGGCTTATGATCAGATCAAGGACCGGAAGGGGTACCTGACGGCAGAGGGCATCTTTGTGAAGGAGGAAGTGTGATGAAGGCTAAGTTTATCGGTACAAGTCGTGATATGACATCTGGTAAGATTTACGAGGTCGACCAGCAACCGTCTGGGTTCTTCTGGGTAGCCGATGATGAGGGGGAGTGGGACAGCTTACCCGGTCGTTGGTTCGAGGTCATACCAGACGAACCGTCAGCAGAACCGGCTGCTACTACAAACGTAGTAATTGACGGACCGGGTGAGTATGTCACGCAGTCTCAGTGGGACCCTGCCAAGGCTCCAGCTCCACACGGGGCTGAAACCAAGCCCTCCAACCCCAAAGACGTTATTGGTTCAACCAAGCCCCCGTTGAGCTGTATCCCCACCGGGCCGCTCTACGAGGTCGGTGCCGCCATGCTGGATGGCTCAGCCAAGTACGGCCGTCATAACTGGCGAGTCATCGGTGTGCGGTCCAGCGTCTACTACGATGCTGCTCTGCGTCACCTGATGAAATGGTGGGAGGGTGAGGAGCTTGACGCAGACAGCGGCTGTCACCACTTGGCTCACGCTGTTGCCTGCTGTCTGATCGTGCGTGACGCGGCTAACCTGGGTCAGTTGACGGACGATAGGCCGGTGCCGGGGGGCGATCCTACCGCTGGTGTGAAAGAGCTGATCAAGCAGATCAAGGAACGGTACCCCGAGCCGGTACCGCCGTTTCTGGCTTCCCAGAAGTAGGAAACAGATTGTGTCGGGGCCATCTTTTCGATAGGATGGCCCCGG